CATAATCACTATAATAACCCATAGAAAAGTCTTGTTGGTCAAATGTAAGTCCTTGCCATGTTTCAAAGTACAATTTTTCTCTCATATCAGAAGAACATTGAAATGTAGCAGTGATGTCTGGGAAACTGTAACCAGTTACAACTTCTCTTTCAGGGCCATACAGATTTGAATCTGGTGTGGTATCCATGTTACGGCCGGGAAATGCTATTGCTTCACATCTAAGAGAAACAGCTTTACTGTCGTTTGTGTGTTTTTGTGATATAAGTTGAGCAAAGAAATTTTGTTGTTCACTTCCCAACAAACCAGAAGGTGGTTTCATTACAACTTCATATCGGTTTGGTCTTGAATAACCATCACCACTATTGAAAGTCGCAACAAATTCATTTAATGTACCAAATGCTATTGCATCTCTCATTCCTTTAAAATCTATTGCCATTAGATCATTTTCCTACTGTCTGCATAAACCTCTGAGGCTGATGCTTTCTTAAATCTCTGCACAGGTAACAGTGTTGCAACTGTAAACTCATCTGCATCTATCCTACGGAACTGTGACTTAACTTGTCCAGCAAGATATCGTTTAAGTGTTGGTTTAAGTATTTTTATCTTTTTAAGTTTGCTATAATCAACTGTCAAGTTTTGTACTTTCATCAAAATTAGTATTGTTACTATAATCAACTAATCTATCCAATAGTTGAAGTCTTAACTTCATAGGTAGATAGTGTAGGTTGATACCCAGAAATCCATCTGGATATCTTTCTATTGGTAATACCAAAGGAAATGTATCATAGTAAGGTAACTTCTTTTTGTATTTTGGGTCATAGAAAAACATATTCAATCGTCCATAGAAAGGTCTATTATTACGCTTTCCATCTCGTATTAAATCCATGGCGCCTGGCTCTCCAAACTCTTTAATTTTTGCACGATACCAATCAGTAGATTTTGGTCTACCTTTCGCAGCGTCTACGACACTTTGAATATATTTGCTTTTCTTTGCCATACTACTATTTATACTTAATGTTAAGGTGGTCTTCAGTAAAAATCTTAAATTCCATATCATTTGACTCACAGAAGAAATTTGCAGATTTCCACTTTGCCTCATTAATGACCCAAGTCTTAACTTCATTCATCCACTTTTTGGTTTTTCGTTTTGGTGATGACACTGGAGGTTTACATTGATACTTTGGTTTGACTTCAACAATAAACTTTTTAGTCTTACCACTAGCTTGTTTAACTTTCATATAGAAATCAGGAAAGTAACGATGTACTTTTCCATCCCATGGCGAAACATAGGGTATGACAACTTCTTCACTACCCCATTCTAGTACAGATTTGGTATTATCACAATACACCATAAGTTTACGTTCCCAAAGTGAACGATATATTACCTTAGATGGGTCACCCTTATATTTTTTAGGGTTAATTGGATTGTATTTTCCACTGTATGCCATTAACTTATCTTATAAATAGTTATAATCACAGGAGTATTTATACATGGCAAAAAATATCTATAATGCCGTTCGTGGGGCTGCAGAAGCTCAAACAGGCAGAGTCTTTAAAAATGCCGTTGGTATTCTTAAAAAATCAGCCATAGATACTATACGAGGTGGTAAAAAAGGCGGTGCTAGTAATGATGTTGCTAATGCAGTCGGAGGTAAATACAGTACTCAAAATTTAACATTTCCTCTTGATTTGGAAGGCCCTACTGGTGCTAATGGTAATCAGGGTCATTATATTCAATTTTTTGTTAATGAACAAACAGATGAAATTATTGATTATCAAGATTCACGCAAAAAACTTGAAGGTGGATATACATTTGCAGACACCAAAGAAGGAAACGAGGTTATTGCTCAAGCTATGGCTGAAACCGAAAGAGCCGATGGTTTTTTCAGCAGAATAAAGTCTGATATTGTATCTAGAAATAGACAAGGTAGAGATCCGTATGGGGCTACTGCAGCTATTACTAATCGTGAAGGTAACAAACCTGCCAAAAAAGCATCAGTGAAAGATAATTCTCTTAGTATAAAAAGAAAAGCAACTGTAAGGATGCCAGTATCTATCTGTATGTACATGCCTCCAAGTGTTGATGTAAAATATGGTGCAGACTATCAAGATACCGAAATAGGCACAGGTTCAAAAATGGGAGTAGAAGCAATTCAATCAATTCTAGCTGGCACCGCAAGTTTGGATTCTGCTAAAGAATCACTCAACAACCAAACAGGTGCTGTAGGGGATGGAATAGTTAAAGCAGGTACATCAGCAATTGATTTAATTCCCGGCTTTGCTGGTTCAAACGCAGTCTTTGAAATGCAAAGAGGATTTATCAAAGCACCTAGAATGGAACTTGCATTTAAAGGTATTCCTAAAAGAGATTTTTCATACGAATTTAAAATGATGCCAAAAAGTGCAGCAGAAGCTGAAATGGCAAAAAATATTGTTAAGACATTTAAAATGTATATGTTACCAGAAATAAAAAATGCGGCTTCAATGCAACTAACAACTCCTGCAACATTTGACATTCAATATATGCATCTCGGTGAGGAAAATATGAATTTGAATAAAATAGGAACTTGTGTACTTACAAATATGGATGTTAAGTATGGTGGAGATAAATATAAGACTCACGCAGATGCAGTTCCAGTAGAAACATCAATGACTTTAAGTTTTAAAGAATTAGATTTAGTTACCAGAGAAAAAGCAGAGCAAGGATTCTAATATGTATTTTGATAAATTTCCTAAAATTCCATATGATTCAGTTGGCCAAGGTGACTTTAAAGTTGTAACAAATATTCTTAGAAGAACTGGTATTCGTGAGAAAGCAAAAGCAAACACATTGTTATTTGATACCTATGATGTAAAAGATGGAGAAACTCCAGAAGCTCTTGCAGATAAAATGTATGATGACCCAGAGTTGCATTGGGTAATATTATCAGTGAACAACATCACAGACAGATATCATCAATGGCCTATGGCGACTAGTCAATTTTTACAGTATGTGAATGATAAGTATGATGACCCTAATGGTACACACCACTATGAACAGGCACAGACATCAGGCGATACTAGTGTCAAGATAAATGTATATTCAAACTCTGCATTATATACTGGTGACTTAGACTTTTATAATAATTCAACTATTGTAACTAATATAGAATATGAACAGTCTGTACAAAATGAACTTAGAAAGATTAGATTGTTAGACCCTCAATATGTAGAACAATATGTAGAAGAACATGAAGCTTTAATTAAGGAATCAGCCATCTAATGTCGGTTACTACATCAACTAATTATGCTGGAAAATATGAAGTAAAAGAATTGTTAATAAAAACTAGTTCTGGTAGTGTTCTAGATTTAAAAAACTCAGTTCAAGCTATTGACATATATGAAAGTATATTTTCAACTTCACTATCTGGTTCTATCACCATTTTAGATGTTCATAACATCGCGGCTAATGGCCCAATCATTGGTCAAGAATTTATGTCATTGAAACTTTCAACACCAAATTTAGAAGGTCAAGAAATTGACTTTACTGACAGTACATTTTGTATTTACAAAGTAGTTGCTAAGTTCCAAGCTTCTTCTAATGCTCAACTTATAAATCTTAGTTTTACTACACCAGAAGCACTAAAAGATAAACGTACTAGAGTGTCAAAAAGTTACACAGACGATATTAGTAATATTGTTGTTAATGTATTAAAAGACGAACGATACATCAACACCAACAAAAATGTGTTTGTTGAACCAACTCAGGGTATCAGAAAAGTTGTTTCACCAAATGTTCATCCTTTTAAATTTATAACTACTCTTGCAACTGAAGCTATATCAAAAGAATATGGTTCTCCTCATTTTATGTTCTTTGAAAATACTAAAGGNATTCACTTTAAAACTATAGAACATATGATGACAGGNACAANTCATGGCCCATANTCTGTTAGTGATCTAGGCCCCTTAGAGAAAGGAAGCAAAAAANCATCAATACTTACAGAAATGTTAAGAATAATAGACTTTCAAGTAAATTCAAATAATGATATGTTAGCTAATATTCAAGGTGGAATGTTGGGTTCTAAAACTATTGAATATAATATATATAATAAGACTTACTCGTCTAAAGAATACAAATATTTTGATAATTTTAACGAGTTTCCTAGACTTGAGGGTGAACAGTCTAATCCAGTTTTTGGAACAGGTTCAATTGATACTTTAGGAAATACTGTAGGAGATTTTTCTGATTCAAGAATACATTTGCATCCAGTAAATACAGATGGTGTATATGACACACAACACACAAATGAAACTTTATCATATCGTTATACACCAGATAAAATTAACGAATCAATATTAAAAAGACAAGCAAAATTTATGGAATTGAGAGCTGGTGTGAGTGTTAGTTTAAAAATAACAGGTAATACCACACTTGCTGCAGGNGAGATGATAAACATTGTAGTTCCAACAGCTGGTAAAACACATAAAAACAAAAACGATCCACAATTTACTGGTATTTATTTAATTACTACATTAAGACACAGTTTTGACCAAACAACTAAAAAACACGAAATTTATTTAACAGCAGCAAAAGATTCATTTTCAACAGGTTATTCTCCAAGCTCGGAATCTGGAGAACCTCTTGGCAAAGAAGGTGCAATAAGAGAACTTACATACTAAAAGGAGATGTCTATAGTCATATAAAATATGTTATGTTTAACCCAATCTAATTAGGAGCGCTTAATGGCCCAGAAAAAAACTAAATCAAAAATGCGTAAATTAAACTTTGTAAATCGAGATAGGAGAGTTGAACTAATTTCAGAAACGGATAAATATTTATTGAGTACTGTAGAAAAATTAAAACCAAACATACAGAACAAGAAAACACACTACGCTTAGGTAGCAGGATTAAGGACAAAGGAACAAAATGATTTCATTTAACGAATTACAAGAGGGCGTATACGACCCTAATATATTAAAGGCATTCTTTCTTGCTGGTGGGCCCGGCAGTGGTAAGTCTTATGTTGTAAGACAAACTACTGGCGGTCTAGGTCTAAAGATTGTCAACTCTGATAAAGCATTCGAGAAATATCTGAAAGATGCGAATTTGTCCTTAAAAATGCCTGATGAAGAAAAATATGATCGTGACCCTGTTCGTGCTAAAGCAAAAAATATTACTCAGAAACAAAAATCAAACTATGTAGAAGGCCGTCTTGGTCTTATCATTGACGGCACAGGAAAAAACTATGCAAAGATTTCAGATGAAGCAACAAGGTTAAAACAACTTGGTTACGATGTTCATATGATTTTTGTCAATACCTCGTTAGATACTGCACTTGAAAGAAATAAAAGACGCAGTCGTAGTGTACCAGAATCACTTGTAATTAAGTCTTGGAAAGATGTACAGTCCAATATTGGTAAGTTCAGTCAGTATTTCAGACAAAACTTTGTCGTAGTAGACAACAATGATACAGATGAAGATGTAATGACTCCTGTATATAAACAGATAAAATCGCTTGCACTAGCAAAAATATCAAATCCATTAGGAAAACAATGGATTGCAAACGAATTATCTAAGAAAAAACGAAAATAAAGCTCGAAAAGACTTGACTTTTGTTGATTAGTATGTCATAATGGTTATACAAAATCAAAAGAGAGAGATTAAATTATGGCTTACGTTAGTCAAGAAGACAAAAAAGAGTTAACTCCTGCAATCAAAGCAGTTCTTAAAAAATACAATGTAAAAGCAACCATTGCAGTTCGTAATCACAGCACTTTAGTTGTTAACATCAAAGAAGGTTACATTGACTTTGCAAAAGATGCCACGCATACAACTCAAATTGGTGGTTTTGAGCCTCAGGTGAATGAGTATCATTTAGACAAACATTGGTCAGGAGATGCATTAGACTTTTTACAACAGTTATTAGATGCAATGCAGGGCCCATCATATTTCAATAATGATGATGCAATGAGTGATTATTTTCATAGATCACATTATACTGATATCAATATTGGTAAGTGGGATAAAGAATATAAATGTTTGGCTTTACGACCACATTATTGGGGGGCTGCTTAATGCTGAGTAGTTTGGTAAAAACTTACGAGAAAAATTTTATGGAAACTATTACAGTTATTCATTCTGTATCTAAATCAAAACCACAAATAGTTGCAACTGTTGAAGTTGATAAAAATTTAACTGATAAAGAAAAGTGTGAACTTGCATTTCGATTGACTAATAGCATTAGTGAAGCATGGTATATGAGAGATGATGTTAACTATTTAGGATCTACAAAAACTTGTCGAAGTACATCTTTAAACGATTTTATTTTAATTGGGTCTAATAAATATAAATGTACCTCTAGAGGTTGGAAATTAGTATAAATGATTAGTATAACTGAAGAAGCAAAACAATATTTAGATTCTATGATTGGATTTGGCCTGCATGGTCGATATGCTAGAGTATCTGTTGAAAGCGGTGGGTGTTCTGGATATCAGTATAGCTGGGATTTAGTGGATGATGCTGCAAATGGCACTTTAGTTGAAGACATTTTAGTTATCGATAACTCAGCTGATTCTTTCATTGAAGGTTGCGAAATTCATATGGTAGAAGGATTTGCTGGATCATCTTTGGTTGTCAAAAATCCAATATCTTTTGCACAATGTGGTTGTGGTGAAAGTTTTGCAGTATAATAGGAAAAGAAATGTACGAATATAAATGTAAAATAGTTAAGGTTATTGATGGTGATACAACAGATGTTGATATTGATTTAGGTTTCGGTGTATGGTTAAAAAAACAAAGAATACGTTTTTATGGTATTGACACACCAGAGTCCAGAACCAGAGATTTAACAGAAAAAAAGTTTGGACTGATGGCAAAAGAGTATGTACAATCTCATATGCCTTTAGATTCTATACAAACACTTATCACATGCAAAGATGGTAAGGGAAAGTATGGTAGAATACTTGGAAAGTTTAAAATGAAAGATGGAAGTATTCTCAATGAAAATATGATTGACGATCACCATGCAGTCGCGTATTATGGTCAATCTAAAGATGAAGTTGAAGAAGAACACATTAAAAATAGAAGTTTTTTTGTAAAATGATTATGGAATTTTATACATTATTGTTTTTCTCTATTTGTTTAGCATTTTTTATATTTAATAATTGACAATAATAAAATATTAGTGTATAATGAAAGGAATTTAGTATGGCAACAGATATGAACAAACTAGATGCTCGTCAAGAGCTTTTGATAATTACAATGGAAGAATGTGGTGAGTTAATACAAGCCTGTTCCAAACTTCTACGAAGAAATGAATTGTTTGGCAATAGTACAGAAATAGATAATCTTAAAACTGAGATAAGCGATGTTATGTGTATGCTTGAATTGATGGCAGAGTGGGATGTGATATCCTACGAAGAAGTAATAGATCGTATGCGCCTCAAACGACAAAAATTATCTAAATGGTCACAACTTGTAAGTCCTGATGAATTTAAAAATAATCCAAATGCACCTAAGTTATAAAAAAAAAGGAAATATTAAAATGGAATTATTAAAAGAATATGGTCAAGAACCAACTGTTGCGAAAGTTAAGACCGCTCAAGGACTATTTGAAGTGCTATATGGTGATATGATTATTGCTTCTTGTGCTTCAAAAGAAGAAGCTGAAGTTCTTGCAGAAAATTACAATTTATCTAAAAATGTAGGTCAGTCTTAATAGTTATATGCCTTATTCAAAAGCGGTACTAGACCATTACGAAAATCCTCGTAATGTAGGAAAGTTTGACCCAAGTGTTGAGAATATTGGCACAGGAATGGTTGGGGCTCCTGCGTGTGGGGATGTAATGAAGTTACAAATAAAGGTTAATGATGAAGGTATTATTGTTGATGCAAAATTTAAGACGTATGGGTGCGGATCTGCTATTGCATCTAGCTCTTTATTAACAGAGTGGGTAAAAGGTAAAACCTTAGATGAGGCTTCTGTCATTAAAAATACTCAAATTGCTGATGAATTAGCATTACCTCCTGTGAAGATCCACTGTTCAGTGTTAGCAGAAGATGCAATTAAAGCTGCAATCGTAGATTATAGGTCAAAAAAATGATAATAATAAAAGAAATTGCTGGTTTAGTTTTTAGAGTTGTAGGTTTGTGTTTAATATTTTGTTTGATACCAATTATACTTATAGCTGACTTGTATTATTCAAGAATGGAAAAACCATTTGAAAAAAAATAACAACAAAGAAAAAACAAAAGCTCAAAAAGAATTTATCAAACTTTGGGGAGTTTTCAGGAATGTTGTTTTAAAACCAGCTGGTGTTCCTTTAGGCGAATGGGATATAGAAAACCAATGCAGAAAAAAGAAGTGAGTAGTTATTGGAAAATCTGGTGTAAAGCACTAGGAAACAAGGCGTTTAGTGACAATAGAAATGCAGATAAAGTTGCATACATAAGAACTTTTTGGGTGTTGTTGAACGTGGTAACTTGTATAGCTATAATAGCTAATTGTATACACCAATGGTAATAAAGGAGATATGTTATGTCGGAACACAATCCTTATAATGGAAACTATCGTAGTTGGCGAGTGGGCATCCCAATGATGTTGCTAGAATATCCAGCACATCCTGAGTTATGTCACCGATCTATGGCTATCGTAGATAGTTATCTTATGAAATTAACTGGAAATATTCCTACAGGCGAACGAAGAAATTTTAACAAAAATAAAAAATGAAAAGGAAAAAATATGAACTATTCTTATAAACATGCAATATCAGCGACAATGGTATTAGCTGTAGTCTTAGCACTACCATCAACAGCACAATCACTTGAAACATCAGCAAATGTCACACTGACAACTGACTATAAATTTCGTGGGATTTCACAAAATGACACAGGCCCAGCACTACAAGGGGGATTTGATCTTGCCTTTGAGAATGGTATTTATGTGGGAACTTGGGGTTCAACAGTGGATTTTGAACTGACAGGAAATTCAAATCCTGCAATGGAACTAGACTACTATGTTGGTTATGGTGGGAGTATTACAGAAGCTCTTTCTTATGACATTGGTGTCATTTACTATGACTATCCAACTGCTGATGCTACTAATTTTTCTGGTGAAGGATACAACAAAGATCGTGACCTTGATTATGTAGAAGTATATGGAAGTGTTGGATACCAAGATTTAACTGTAGGTTATGCATTTTCTGATGACTACTGGCAAGAAACAGGTAAATTCAACTATTTTTATATTGATTACGACTTAGAACTTCGTGCTGGTTGGAGTTATAGTTTTCATGTTGGGTACAATGATTTCAGTAATTCTAGCACCGATAATGATGTTAATGATGCAAATGAAGCATTCTTATCTAATGGTGAAGATAACTACACAGACTACTCTATTACATTCACTAAATCTTTTTATGGTTTAGACCTTTCATTTAGTTTTGTCGATACTGACCTTGATGAAAAAGATTGTTGGGATACTGATTGGTGTGACAGCTCTGGAATTTTCTCAATAAGTAAAAGTTTATAATTACACACACACTCTTGACATTTACCCCTAAAGGTGGTATTATTACATAATGAAATTCTATACAAATATTCTTCAATGGGGTAATTCCCTACTGTTGCGTGAAGTAGTAAATGGCGAACGTGTCTGTCGTAAAGTCAGATATTCGCCAACACTTTATGCTCCTGTCAATTCTCCTACAGAGTGGAAAACACTCAAAGGACAATATGTAACACCTGTTCAACACAATACAATCAAAGAAGCAAAAGAGTGGGTTGAAAACTACAAGAACCAACCAGAGTTGGTTCATGGTAGTACCATGTATTCCTATAACTATATTGCTGATGAGTATCCCAACAGAATAAACTATGATGTTGACCAGATACTTATTGTCACAATTGATATTGAAGTTGAATGTGAGAATGGATTTCCAAGTCCAGAAGAAGCTGTAGAACCACTTCTATCCATCACAGTAAAAAACCACCAGAGTAAAAAGTTTGTTGTTTGGGGTGTAGGTAAATTCCAGAATAATCGAGATGATGTGACCTATGTTGAATGTAGTGATGAACTACATCTAATCAAAGAGTTCCTTTCATTCTGGGAAAGCCATCAACCTGATATAATTACAGGTTGGAACACAGAGTTCTTTGATATTCCTTATTTATGTAATCGTATTGAAAAGTTGTGTGGAGAAGATGAGGTTAAACGACTGTCGCCTTGGAGAAGTGTATTCTCAAGAGAAGTGTTCAAGATGGGTCGTAAGCATCAGGTATTTGATATACAGGGTGTTTCTCACTTAGACTACTTTGACCTCTATCGTAAGTTTACCTATACTGCACAAGAGTCATATCGACTTGACCACATTGCATTTGTTGAACTAGGTGATCGTAAGGACGGCAATCCTTATGAAACATTTAGTGAGTGGTATCAAAAAGACTTTCAATCGTTTATCGAATACAACATCATGGATGTGGAAATCGTTGATCGACTTGAAGACAAGATGAAACTCATTGAACTATGTTTGACTATGGCTTATGATGCAAAGGTCAATTACATGGATGTACTAGGTTCTACCAAGTATTGGGATATACTCATATATAACTATCTGCGTGAAAAGAATATTGTCATTTCACAGAAAAGAAAAGCAGAAAAGGCAGAGAAGTTTGAGGGTGCATATGTAAAAGACCCACAGGTCGGTATGCACAAATGGGTTATGTCATTTGACCTTAACTCATTGTATCCACATTTAATTATGCAATACAACATATCTACTGAAACTCTTGTTGCACAAGAGAAAGTTCCAAACATGTCTGTAGATAAACTACTCAATAAAGAAGTGGATACTTCTATTCTTAAAGGAGTGACACTGACACCAAATGGTGCTTTGTTTAAGACAAACAAACAGGGCTTCCTTCCAGAACTTATGCAGAGTATGTATAATGATAGGTCAAAATTCAAAAAACTTATGTTAGAGGCACAACAAGATTATGAAAACACTAAAGACCCCAAACTACTCAAAGATATATCAAAGTATAACAACATTCAGATGGCCAAGAAGATATCACTTAACAGTGTCTATGGTGCAATCGGGAATGCATACTTTCGCTACTATGACCTTCTGGTTGCTGAAGCAATTACTACAAGTGGTCAGCTTGCTATTCGTTGGATTGAGCGTGCTGTTAATCAATATCTTAATAAGTTGCTTAAGACTGATAACAAAGACTACGTTATTGCAAGTGATACGGACTCGGTGTACGTTGTTTTTGACGAACTTGTTAATAAGGTCTATTCAAACGGAGAAAACACTGAAAAGATTGTCGCCTTCCTTGACTCTGTGGCTAAGAATAAAATTGAACCATTTATGGACAAATCTTATCAAGAATTGCATCAATATGTAAACAGTTACGAACAAAAGATGCAGATGGCAAGAGAAGTCATCGCTGACAAGGGTATATGGACTGCTAAGAAGAGATACGTGCTGAA